ATTTTTATATAATTAATTAATTGCATAAAGATTAATATTAAATTTAAAATAAATTATTAAATATCCGAAAACATTCGGAATATACGATATAATAGTATTGTATAAAAATAAAAAAGGGGGTAATTTAATTGAGTACAAGTCTTAACACAATTTCTATTTTTAACGTAAAAGGTGGAGTTGGCAAAACAACTCTAACAATTTTAACGGCAATGTATTTATCTAAATTAAATAAAAAAATTCTTATTATAGATGGAGATTTTCAAGCTAATACTACGCAGTTTATACACAACACATTGTTTGAAGGAAATACAATGTTTGAAGCATTAGCTTATAAAACTAGAGCGGAAGATATTATAATAAAATCTCCACTAAAAGATTTTCCTAGCATAGATTTAATAGGAAGCAAACTTGAATGTTGTGTATTGGGGGAATTGTTAGTAACTGAAACAAATAGAGAAAAAGCAGTTTATAGATGGTTCGCTAAGAACATAGAAACACTTGGAAAATACGATTATATTTTAATAGATTTGTCACCTAGCTATGACGTTGTTACCCGCAACTTCTTGTTGATTTCGGACAGTATTATTACCCCACTGGAATATCAAGATATTGCAAGTATAAGAGGTTGTAATCTTTTCTATACTAAGTTTAAAGAAGACTTAGAAAAATTAGAAATAGACAACGATGTTAAAAAAGCTATAGTAGTAAATAGATATACAAGCAGAAAACTCAGTACAGGCGACGAGTTTAACAAACAATTAGAAAAATATGAAGATATAAAAAAGGTTCTATTGAGTACAAGAATAAGTGAGGGAACGATTGTTAAAAATGCAATTTTAAATAAAACAGATATAGAAGAATATTGTAAGAAAATTAAAAAAGCACATAAAGTAAGAGAAGAATTTAAAAACTTTATAGACGAACTTTTTGAAAGGGGAATGTTATAATATGAAATTTGACTTAGAAGAAAATGAAAATAAAGTTGATTATAGAGATATTACAGAAAAAAGAATACAAGATACTTTTAAAAAAAATTCTAACAGTATAGTTACTTCTCTGCTTGAGGTAAAAGAGAATGAAGAAGTAAAAAAAGAATCTGTATCTATATACTTTGAAAGTGATGATATAAGCGTTTTAAAAGCAGTCGCACAGATTAAAAAAACTACTATTAATAAGTTAGTATTAGACGTTTTAAAACCTATCATAGATGCAACTCGAGCAGATTTAGAAGGCAACGAAGATATTGAAAAACTGGCAAAGTCTTATGATAGACGAAAAAAAGGAAGGGGTAGAAAAATAGAAAAATAATTTTGTAATAATTTATATAAGATTAATATAATAATTTTATGTATAATATTAAAATAATTCATTAATAATTATTAACTATAAAATAAAAAAAGGTAGCAACTATCTCTAGTTACTACCTTTTAATTTATTTATCAATAAAATCTAATGCTTTGTAAAGTGTATCAAACCTATCATTACCCTTTATTATAGTAAATTTTTCTTTAGTCATAGAACCTATCTTCTCACATGCTCCACCGCCTACAACATAAAGATTTTGCGTCTGACCTGGTACGTAATCTTTTATATCACATATTAATATTTTACCATCATTATAGCCCCAACCAACTACAGTTGCAGGGATTTTGTCAACTTCTCCATCGTAAACTATTGTATGTTTATACATGATTTTTCCCTCGCTATCTTCTTTGTTATTGATATTTTTATTTAATATACCTTCTACAATTAACTTAGCAATACCTTCATATCCAAATTTCTTAGCTTTCTCATAATCTTCTTTGTTATCACAAAAGAAACTTTCAATTAGTATTGCAGTAGGTTTGGAACTATTTAAAATATATAATCCTTTATCTAATTTAACACCTCTATTACCTACTTCTTTATCTCCTTTTTTTCTTATGAAAGGTTTAGATAGTTTATCTACTACCCTCTGCGCATATTCCTTCCCTTTTTCACTATAGTAAAATACTTCTGTTCCAAAAGCTCCTACGCCACTTGAATTTAAATGCAACTCTATAAGTAAATCATATCCTCCACTATTAACTCTAGGTATTTTATAAGTCTTTTCTTCATTCTTAGTTTTAAACTGCTTTTCGGGGCATATTATTACATCTGCCTTATGACCTTCTTTTCTAAATGTATCTGCTAATACTGGGGCAAGAGATTTATTGTACTTATACTCGTTAACTACTCCATCCGCAGAAGTACATGAACCATTTTTTAAAATACTGTGTCCTACTGTAATACATATTTTCATTATTTACTACCTCCTTTAATATTTAATTCATCTGTCATAGTATCTAATAAGTTACCTATTCTATCTTTTAATTTTTTAGGCACTGGTAATCCACATAAGTACATATTTTTTAATATACTTACACTTTCATATAGAATAAATAAAATAGAGAAAAATTCAGATATTCCAAGATGATTTAATCGCAAAAAATCAACCCAATCTTGTGGTAACATAAATAAAAAGTTAAACTTTGTAAGAATGTCAACTACTGCTAGGAAAAATATACATGCTATCATTGCTACTTTTCTTATTCCTCCATTTATTCCAAAGCTTGAATTAAACTGATGTGTTTTTATTGCTCTTAAGCAACCTAACAGTGTATCAAATGCTATTGCTAATATTACTAATTTTATAAATATATTTGTTGCTAAAAAAACTATTGTTACGTTCATATTTCCTCCTTATTTTGCATTAAAATAAGACTTAGAATTATCTAAGCCTATAAAAAAAGAACCTATTTTGTAGGTTCTGTTCCTTCTACTACTCCACTATGCTCTATAATATAATCCTCTACTGCTTTTCTATACTCTGTGTTAGTTACATCATCTAATTCAAATTCTCGATTTTTTAAAGGATTTAACCCTTTATTCAAAATCCTCTCTGCTAATATTCTTACTACAACATTATTTATATTCATTATAATAGCCCTCCTACTTTCTCGTTTTCTGCAATCAATATTTGATTTTCTAATTCTTGTATTCTTTTTTCTTCTTCTGTAACGAATATTGGTATTTCTTCCAAAATTGGTTCTTTTGTTTCTATATTTATACCTATAATTCTATTTTTAGTATAATCTATACTTCCATACGGAATATCAATGCAATGCAATTCTGTTATTGTATCATGCTTCAATACATCCCCTGTTGCTTCTCCTGTCTGCAAGAGTATTTTGCCTGTTTGGTCACATATAATTCTATTTGCTCTATTCATTTTATCACCTCTTTTATATAAATTTTATAGCATGCCAAGAATGTAGGTAACTAGAAACATTAGGACTACTTGCAGGAACATTAATGCCTTTATTATTTATATATACATCACGCTCATTATTTGAATAAATAATTCCACTTCCACTAAAATCTTGATTAGAATTTTTTTCTTTAGTAAATACAATTCTAGCCGAAAAATCTTTTTTTTCCCAAAACCAATTTATATTACAAGTAGCAATAACAATATGTTTAAAAAAATAATTATTAGAAGTAACATATTGACATTCAGCAACAAAAATATTAGGAATAAAACCTAAATTATCAATCTTAAGCCAAGTACCAGGTTGTCTACCAAAGGACTCTCCATATAAATTAGCCATTAAAGAACTATTTTTAACAACATCAATAGTACCACTGGCATATTTATACTTAGAATTTAACTGTGATATAGTATTATTAGCTTGTGTTAACTGATTCATCAAATCCTGCACACTAGCGTCTGAACTATCAAAACTTGTTTTTATTTTCTCTGATAACTCAACAAGTGTGTTATTCAAACTTGCTTCTATATTCTTTAATGCTAAAGTATTTATAATACTTGTTTTCCCATTTTTAAACCCTTCTCCAATCTCTATCAACTTAGTTGATATATCGCTTAAACTAGCGTCTGTTTGCAGTGGCATAATCTCTTTACTTATACTCAAAACCTTCTCAACAGTTGCATTTTCTGCATCTGTAGCAACTATTTTTAATGTGTGTATTGCATTGTCTGTAAGTTCATAGTTGATGGTTTTTTCTGCTGTTAAATCTGTTGTTATTGTTTCTTTTAATACATCATCTAAATACCACTCAATTTTACTTAAATTATTATCTAAATCAGATGCTGTAAATTTTGCAGAATTAGAACTATATGAATTAACTAAAATTGTTGGCTTGTTATTTGTTCTTGTAAATGTTACTATTTTACTTGTTACTAATCCACCATCTTCTGTGCTTATTTCTATTACTATTGAATTTGAGGAATTGAGTGCTAATGGTACTATTTGTTCATCAGTTAATTTAAGTTTATAATTATTATCACTAGAATTTGTCTTCGTTTCTATTATTGTGCCATTTAATTTTCGTAACAATAAATTTTACACTTGGTTCATTATCTATAATTCTGTAGTTTATTTCACATCCTCTGCTAATGTTATCAATCACAATATCAATAACAGGGTCAGGTATAAATCTTACTGTAGTTGTTTGTGTACTACATCTCAATATCAGTTGTTACATTTCCAACTCTATAGTCCATCATATAAGATTCTTTATATAAATCTTTATCTCTGAATATATCTATATTTTTATTAGTATATAAATGAAAAAAGGCTCTATAAAGTTTCCCATCTGCTTCAAATTCATACCTTTGTGCAAGTATATCTAATTCTGTATAGACACCTCTTCTTTTCTTCACAGTTCTATTGTATTTCCATATCTTCACTTTATCACCTCACTTTCTACATTGGTATTAAATTACTATTTATTGTTGATATAATA